AGCCAGACCTTACCTATCTCCCTGTTGAGTGGAGTATCCTTGGCGTTGCAATAGTCCACGAGCCACGAGCCAAGGCGCTCGACTCCATCCCACTGGTAGCTACGGATCTCATCCACCACCGGGTCGAACTCCTTGAGTCTGGATGCCTGCTCCATCATGTCTCGCGTGTCGTCCTTGCTGAACTGCACACCCCACTCACGGACAAGGTAGGTACGAACCCCTACTATGTCAGTGTCCAAGAAGGGGCGGGGCTGACTCTCGGCAAAGGGTTTGAACAGGTAGGTTTCACTGCGTGTGTTGTAAGCGAAGCGGCCTTGGAGGTTGGGGTCAGTCTCAAAAATTACTCGCAAATTTTCTACGTGTTTGACTAGCCCGCCCTTTGAATCATAAGCAATCCGAGGGTCCGCTTGCCCAGACTGCTTGCGGCCACGGGCCACGGTACCCGTAGCACGAGGCGTGACTGCTGCAGTATGGATAGCCTCAACCTCTTTGCCTTCGAGCAGGGCCGAGATGTTTTCGTCGGCGTAAGCGACAGGCTCCTCGACCCTTTGTGTAAAAGCATAGCCCCACTCCTTGTTGGATCTGGTGGCCGCTTGCTTTAACTTGTGCAGTATCTCACGCTGACTCCAAGCAGGCTCGCACCTGTTGTTGAACTCCTCGTTGAATACAGTAAAGGCATCGGGTTCAGGCAGGCAGTAGCCACGGACCACGGTTACTGCAGCTAGCCACGCTGCTCCGTGTCCGTTCTCCCCCGCTACACTAGGCTCCAGTTGGCGTACAGATACACGAGCTTGCTCAATAGCGGAGTCCAAGTCAGCGGGCGTCAGGTCTATAGACACTGGGGTTTGGGGCGTGGCCTTTTGGTGGCCGTAGATTACACGCACCCACGCTTCGGGAAGATCGGGAAGTTGCTTGTCGGGTCCGTTGCCCTTGCCCCACGCATAAGGAGTACCGCAGGCATGGGGCGAGGGGGCACATACTACGTAGCCATTTACTTTTACTTCGACACCGGGGGCGAGGTTGTTGATGTTGCTGTCTATGCCACCGGGATTGCGGAAGTATATGTGGGCACCCCGCCTGTCCTCATTATCAGTACCCGTCAGTTCAAAGGGTCCGGTCTGTGGTAGCGGGCCGAGTTCTTCTTCCAACTTGGTAAACGATTCACGGCCCCCGTTGCGGGGGTCGATGTCAATACAAATAAAGGTGGAGTTAAGGGCCATGCCCACTCCACCCCCATTAGTTAAGTGTGCTGACCATTGGCTACGTGGCTTGGAAGATGATGGCCCGTTGATAGGGTGTTTGCCGGGACTGTCACACCCATCAGGGCAGGCGCATTTAGCTACGCCGTCCACCATTCCCATAGCGTAAACAAGTACTCGTTTTGTTGGCAGGTATACTTCTTTATCTCTATCATCTTTCATCTATCACCTCACTCGCATGTGTGCGGAAACGGTTCTTCTTGCATTTCATACGGCCAACTGCAAGGCTGCCCGACAAATGAATGACGAATTGATTAGAACGAAACAGATATTGAACAAGATAAGTAAAGGGAACTTCGCTGCTCAATGGATCACGGGCCAACCCTTCTTCCTCCTGAAAGATGTAGTCGGATCAAAGGGTATAGACGTTCGTATTTATAACCAAGATTTAAATTCTCTTATTAAATTACTTGAAGAATTGCAGGAGATACAAGGTGAACAGGGACTCGATACCCTCTTCTAAAATTTTGCAGAATTTTCTAGCGACACAGGCGACTGCATCTTTGGGCAGGCAAAGACTTGCCGTGCTTAACAGGGTAGCCGCCATGCTATCCACGGACCACGACGCATGGACCTACCCTTGGTCGAGCGTCACACCTGAGCAGGTGTCCGTGTTGCGTGAGTCATTCGAGTCGATGGACTTGAAGCCACGCACTGTGCGCTTTCAGTTGCAGACACTACGTGCCTTCCTGTCTCGCATGGTAGAGGCTGGTGCGTTCGATGCTGTCAGTCTGTCCAACGTGCGCCGTGTTCCGTGTCCACCACAACAGGCCACGGGCCACGCTGGTCGGAGGTTGTCGAGTGAAGAGATAGCCTTGGTCCTGTCTGATGTGGGTCAGCTTCCCAAAGACAGGTTCATGCGGGCCGCTTTCTTTGTGCTTGTTACTACAGGCATGCGCGTGTCGGAACTGTTGTCACTACCCCGCGACTGCATGGACAAGAGCGGGCGCATAGAGCTAGTGCAGAAAGGTTCCCGCGCTCATGTTGTATGGATAACCAAGCCTGTAGTTCAAGTGCTACGCTTGCACTGGGTAGATGTACCCAATCGCAAGCACCTAGTGCAGTGGCCCCGAGGCAGGCAGATACTACGCAACAACTTCAATCGTGAGTTGAAGTTGTTGGCTGATCGTGTTGGTATCGAATCGTTTACGCCGCACGATCTACGCAGGACAGTAGCTACTACACTGCTGGAAGCTGGCGTTGATCCATACGTGTTGAGTAGTATCTTGGGCCACTCCAAGCCTGAAACCACAGCCATATACGATCACCGTCCCGACACAGTTAAGCAGCAAGTCATACAGGAAATGGTAGAGACAATTGAAAAAGGCAAAATCTTTTACACTCAGCCCCTTGGATACATATCTGGAGGAACGAAGTGAGTACCTTAACTCTCTTATCGAAGAGCAGACTGAAGTTATTTGGGAAGACTTTCTTGATGCTATGCCTGAGTTAGAGAAAATTTTTGAAAAATATTCTGACACCGAAGAGGGTAAGCTCTTGATTGAGGCAGCGCATAAAGGTACAGCTTTTATTCTCAGTCGCTTGGCGGCACTGATGTTATTAAATAACTACGAGACACAACGCTTAGTATTGCAGTCGATGGAAACAGAAGGAGAAGAACAATGAGTGATATCTTTGATGAGATTGAAGGCGCAGTTGCAGAGCTTGAGCAACACCAAGAGGTCAGCCTTGGTGACGTTGGCAGACTAGCCAACAACATGGTCGCTCACTTGAGGGCAGTAGATCAAGCAGAGCAAGACCTGAAGAAGGCAAAGGAAGAGCTACGCTCTATCCAAGAAGAACTCCTTCCGCAGGCTATGACAGCTATGGGCTTGTCGCAGCTTAAGCTTGAGTCCGGTGAGAAGCTCACAGTTTCTAACTACTACCAAGCCAGCGTTAAAGTAGAGGATCGTGAAGCTGCGTTCAACTGGCTGCACGACACAGGCAACGGCGACATCATCAAACATAATGTATCGGTTGACTTCAAGAAGGGAGAAGGAGAGGATGCCCGACGAGCCTGCGAGAAGTTAGGCGAGCTTGGTTTGGTACCCAAGGATGAGATTAAAATTGCACCAATGACATTAAAAGCATTTGTAAGAGAAGAGATAGAAGCAGGCAGAGAACTGCCCAAAGAGTTCAACGTTTATGTCGGACAAAAAGCAACCATTAAAAGGTAAGGTAATTCAAATGAGCAAAGCTATTGAGAAGAAAGAAGAAACTCTCCCCGAAGAACTGTTCGATGGACTGGAAGGTTACGGCGCGGACTTTACTAGCGACGAAGTAACCCTACCTTTCATTCGCATGGTACAGAAGATGTCGCCGTACTTGGTAGAAGGAGACGGCAACTACATTGAAAGCAGCAAGGCTGGGCAGCTTGTACATACTGTCAACGCCAAAGCTTACGACACCCTTACTATTATTCCGCTGCGCTTTGAGCACCTTAAGATTCAGTGGCGTATGCGTGAGAGCGGAGGAGGATTGATCAATGTCTTTACTCCTAGTGACCCAGAGCTACCTGCTACGCACAAGGTAGAGAACCAGAACGTAGTAACCGACGACCCTACGTCTGTCATTGAAGACACGCTGCAGTATATCTGCCAAGTGTTTGCTCCAGACGGGGAGGATCTTGGTATGTCTATCGTGTCTTGCTCTAAGAGTCAGCTTAAGTATGCGCGTCGATGGAACGTACAGTTGCAGAGCAAGAAGATTACTCTGTCTTCTGGCCGAGTAATTCGTGCGCCCTTGTTCTCTCATTCCTACACTCTGTCTACTATCCAAGAGAGCACCCAGAAGAATGGCATGACACAAAGCTGGCACTCGTTTAAGTTCGGCGAAGGCACCCTGCTTACTGATCAAGACATGCTGCAAGGATGTATCGCACTGGCCAAACAGGTAAACGATGTGAAGTTTGCCAAAGCAGTAGATGCTCCCGTAGTTGAAGTGGAGTCCTCGACTGAGGACTTCCAGATGTAGGGTGTTCCTATGCAGTACAGGCTTTGGTTTGATGCTGCGACTGAAGAGGAATGGCAACTCCCAACGGAGTTGCCTGACCTCTCAGGTGCGGAAGAGATTGCGATTGACTTGGAGACATGTGACCCCGGTCTGAAAGACAACGGCCCCGGCTGGGCCACGGGCCACGGACACACTGTAGGTATAGCTGTGTCCGTTGAGGACTGGAAGGGCTACTTCCCCATAGCCCACGAGACAGGCATGAACATGGACAGGGACCAAGTACTTGAGTGGTGCCGGGTCGAGTTCGCTAGACCAGAGCAACCCAAGATATTTGCTAACGCATCCTATGACGTAGGCTGGTTAGAAAACGAGGGAGTATCCGTAGCCGGGGAGTGGGTAGACATACAGATAGCCGCCCCTCTTCTGGACGAATCAGCAAAGACATACTCTCTTAATGCTTTAGGCGAACGCTATCTTGGAGAGAAGAAGAGCGAGACATTGCTGTACGAAGCCGCAGCTATGTTTGGGTTCTCCACCCGAGAAGCCAAGGGTAAGATCCATGTGTACCCTCCACACATGGTAGGTATCTACGCAGAGCAAGACGCAGATCTTACACGTAGATTGTGGCACGTACTAAAGCCCCTGCTTATTAAGGACAACCTGCTATGAAAGTGTTTGAGTTGGAGTCCAAGCTTCAGCCGCACCTCTACCGTATGCGTAAGCGTGGAGTACGCTTTGATATGGAAGGAGCGGTAGCCCTTAAGGAACTGTGGTCAACAGAGATCGACACCTTGTCAGAAGACTTGGAAGGTGTAGACATCTGGTCAGGCAGGAGCATAGAAATTGCTGCAATTAAAAAAGGGCTGGGAGATTTTGATCGCACGCCTACCGGAGAACCTAGCTTTACAACACAGTTCTTTGAGAACACTGACGTAAAATTTTTTAAAATTATTAAGCGTGCTCGCAAGCTGGACAAAGGACTGCAGTTTGTTCGAGGGTTGGCTGAGAAGTACAACGAAAAGACTGGGCGAATACATGCACAGATACACCAACTCAGGTCAGACGACTACGGTACAGTTTCGGGTAGATTTTCATACTCCCACCCCAACCTCCAACAGATCCCGACCCGCGACCCCGAGATTGGTAAGCCTCTTCGTAACTTGTTTCTCCCTGAGTCAGGGGAAAGTTGGATCGGTGCAGACTATTCCTCACAAGAGTCTCGTATTCTCATGCACTACGTGGTCAAGCGTGGCCTTGGCGAAGGGCATCCTTTGGTTGCTGCGTATCAACAAGATCCCGGTGCCGATTTCCACCAGCTAGTAGCAGAACAACTAGGGGTCAGCCGGTTCCTCGCCAAGACAATTAACTTAGGCATGACCTACGGCATGGGCAAAGTAAAGCTGGCAGCACAGCTAGGTCTGTCTCTTCCCGAAGCAGAGCTTAAGCTTAACGACTACCACAACACCTTCCCCTTTGTGCGACAGATTAAAAAGATGTGCGAAGAGATGGCCTCGAAGCACGGAGTGATAGCCACCCTGTCAGGTAGGCGGTGTAGGTTTGAGAAGTACGAACCCTACAACGTGCGAGGAGTAACAGCACTACCGCACGACGAAGCTCTAAAGAAGTGGCCCCGACAAAACATACGAAGAGCCTATACATACAAGGCTTTGAACAGATTAATTCAGGGCAGTGCCGCTGACCAGAACAAGATGGCGCTGCTATCCGCGTGCGAAGCTGGGGTGGATGTAAAGATAAGTATCCACGACGAGATAACCGCAAGTGGAAACGAGTCTACTATGCGTACTCTAGTGCAGTGCATGGAAGACGCAGTAGAACTAAACGTACCCACACCAGTAGACGCAGCAATGGGCAAGACATGGGGAGAAACTAAATGAGAGGCACCACTGGTCCTATCCTAGATAGGTTAAACAAGAACGTAGTAAGCCCGTCCCACTACACAGTAGGTAACACTGAAGTAATAGACGTTATCAAAGATTGCTTAGGTACGTCTGGCTTCCAAGCTTACTGCACAGGACAGGTGTTAAAGTATGTACTACGCGCCAAGCACAAAGCTAACTACATTGAGGATCTACAAAAAGCCCAGTTCTATTTAAGCACCCTATTAGGTAGCGACCCGCGTAAGCCTCATGGAAACGAGTGACCTTTACTACAACACCGAAGTAGTGTCCCCTGTAGCAGCAAGGTTGTATGACAGGGCCAAGGAAGCATCCGAAAAAGAATGGGTAGATTACTATCACTTTAAAGCCCTGCCCCTCCACGAAGACTGGGCGTTAGATTCGTGGGCAAAAGATCTACTTGCCCGACACCCTTTCCAAGCTGGCATCATACGTCTAGATCCTTACGTGTTTTACGACTGGCACATAGACACTGACCGAGGGGTGGGGGTAAACATGCTGCTTAACGCAGAAGGTAGTAGTCACTGCCTGTTTACTAGAACACTGAAGCGAGACAGTTGCATTGCTCATGGTAGCGGAACCAACAACTTTGTTGAACTAGAGTACGCTTCCCACACCTACTACCTATTTAACACACAGACTGCGCACTCGGTCTATAACTTTAAAGAGCCACGCTATTTATTTAGCATGGACTTCTTAGAAGACAGGCACACCTTAAGCTACGCTACCCTGCGAGACGAGCTAACCCATTAGATAATAAGAACTTTTTAGGGTACAAGTAAGCTGTGCTTGAATCAGATTTTTGGCGGTTACTTAAGACAAACCTTAAGCGAGAGTTCTTAATGACTAGAGTAGAATCCGTGTCTAGTCCGGGCGTGCCTGATGTGTACTGGTCTAGCTTACGCGACGAAGGAGCATCGGGATGGATTGAACTTAAAGTTATACGGGGCAACGTAGTAAAACTAAGACCAGAACAAGTACTCTGGATACTTCGGCACTCACAACTCAACGTGAACGCCAAGATAATGGCTAGAAAAAATGACACGATCTATCTCTGGGAAGGAAAAGATGTCTCCATCGTTGCCGAACAAGGACTCCGATCTGACGCTCCAGTTACTACCTTCGAGAAACCATGGAATTGGAACGACATTATTCAACGAATCAAGTTGGGATGTAACGAACCAAGAGAAGGACTCGTACTTGTACAGCCAAGAGATGGGGACCAAGACTCACCTGAACTTCGCAGAAAAAATACAGTTCGTGATACTGCAAAATGCAATGAACGAGTTGTACTCAAAGGAACCAAGGATAAAAAAAGAAGCTGAAGACTGGTTCAATTCAAAAGAATCTAAATACATATTCAGTTTCATTTCCATCTGTTTAACTTTTAATCTAGAACCTGTTGCAGTACGCAAAGCATTGACTGATAGACGTTGGCATTGGCAAGCAGTTAGATTTAGAACTATTGGGAGAAGATAGTGGACTTGCAAACGTGGCCCTTTAAGACCCGGCCTTACTCACACCAGTATCATTTGATTGATAACTCATGGAGCTTGCCTGAGTTTGCCCTGCACCTAGAGATGGGGCTGGGTAAGAGCAGGATAGTTATTGACTCTTTAGCTGTAGCCTACATGGAGCAACGGCTAACCCACGCATTGATCGTAGCTCCCGCTGGTGTGTACCAGAACTGGTACCTTGAGTTCGACAAGCACTGCCCGAACCACGTACCACGGAGCGTGTACACATGGCGCAGACTCAGCACGAAGCGTGAGAAGGAAGCCTTTAAAGAGTTTGTCTTGGACGAGGACGAGTCCCTTAAGGTGTTCCTTATCAACGTGGAAGCACTGTCTACGGGCAACGGTTATAAGGCGGCAGAGTTATTCCTACGCAAGATACCGGGCGCAGCAGCCATGGTAGTAGACGAGTCTACTTCTATCAAAAGCCACAAAGCCAAGCGCACCAAGAACGCAATCAAGCTTGGCAAACTGTGCGAGCACAGGCGTGTACTGTCTGGCCTGCCTAACCCCAACAGCCCAATGGATGTGTACGCACCTTTCTCTTTTCTGTCCGGCAACGGGCCGCACCTCTTAGGCTACGAAAACTACTACGCCTTTCAAGCTAGGTACTGTATAGAAAAGCTAATGCGAAGCGGTTCCCAAAAGTCTTTCAAGACAGTAGTGGGATACCGAAGACTTGATGAACTACAACAACGAATAGACAAACACGCTGCACGACTGAAGAAGGTGGACTGCTTGGACTTGCCAGAAAAGATATATATTAAACGTGACTCGCCACTTACTGCAGAACAGAAGACCCTGTACAACAGCCTCAAGACTGCGTTCCTCACTGAGTACAAAGATGAGGAGATCAGCACTACCATCATGTTGACCAAGCTGTTGCGCTTCCAACAGATAATCACGGGCCACATTACAACCGACACTGGCAAGGTAGAAACCGTACCGCATCACCGCATCAAGACGCTGCTCGAAACAATCAATGAGGTGTCAGGCAAGGTAGTTATCTGGGCTAACTTCCGACACTGCATCCAAGAGATCGAAGCTGCTCTTGTACGTGAGTACGGCGAAGGATCTGTTGCTTCGTTCTACGGAGATACCACTCGCACTGAACGTGTAGAAATTGTACGTAATTTCCAAAACCCTAACCATGACTTGCGGTTCCTTGTCGGCAACCCTAGTACTGCTGGCTACGGTATCACTCTTACGGAAAGCAACACGGCCATTTACTACAGCCGCGACTTTCGATTAGACAATAGGATGCAGTCAGAAGATCGCATCCACCGCATTGGGCAGCAGAAAGCCAACGTAGTGTACATCGACATCGTGTCTCCTGATACGATTGATGAGAAGATTGTAAACGCACTGCGCAACAAGATGGAACTGTCCGCTAAAGTATTAGGGGAGGTAGCTCCCGATTGGCTGTAGACAATGTATCTAATCGAAACGTAACAGGCAGACTCAAAGGTTTAGTTCGCACTGACGTATCCCCACTAGAACTTACTGAAGCCTTGGCGGAAAGACTCAATGTACGTGTACAAGAAAGCATTAAGGAGGGTCGCGACAGGATTGACTTTAGCCGGGTGCAAGCAGAAGAACTCTGTTACGCACTCTCACTCCTCGTCCAACAGATACAGTGGGCGCAAGACGAGTTGTTCCCACAGCACGCAGCGTCCACACTCACGAACCACGCTCTTCGGGATTATGACAGGTGGAGAGATATGTACTTGTCACTGCGCAAACGATACAGAGAGTTGGCGTTCAAGTTTGTAAACGTAGGTAGCACCCTGTCTCCCGCAGCCACCGAAGTAATGTTTGAGGAGCTAGACAGGCGCTTGGTAAACGCTGTGTTTAAGAAGCGGGAACGCCAAGGCCAATCATAGGATCATCTTCTAACGCGCCCTTGGCGGCTGCTGCAAAGAGGAATGTAATCTGTGGATACTTTTTCAGGATAGGCCCAAGGACTTTACGAGCCTTGTCTCCAAGCGGCCCCACCGCCTCAAACATAGGGGCGTGCTGAAAGTAATCCATTAAGATTTTAGGTGGTATATCTGACTTAGTGGCTAATGACTCTACTATAGCGGGGTTGGTTGGCCTGCTGTTAAAGGTTTCCGTTGAGCGCAGAGGGATGTTGACAGGCTGTACCGTTGGCGCAGTACTTACCGTGTCTCTAAGTACAGGGTTCCCAAAACTATCAAACTCAACTGGCGGTTCCTCGTAGGCACGCAACAGATCTGGAGCTATAGCGTCCCCCGGATCAAATTCGCTGCTTAAGTAATTAATGTTAGTAGTATTTGCAGGCAGAGCAACTCCCCCTTGTTCCGCAGAACGAGTTGCCAAATCTTCGTACACACCTCCCGGCTGAAGCTGCTCCAACATTCTGCCTTGATGAACAAGGTTGTCCTCACGAGGCAAATTGGCTGCGTGTGCTGGTGAAGTAGGAACCTGCCCAACAGGAGGCAAGGTGTCTAGCACGGCTTGGTCGTAACGTTCGTTAGCAAGTCTTTGCGCTAACTGTTGGCCTTGCACTTGCCTGTCTAGTAGTTCTGCCTGCAGTTCTGCGGAAGTCTTGGGAGGTACAACTGGGTCAAGGAGTGGCGCATAACCGTCCCCCCGTACATCAGCACGGTACGGGCCGTAAGGTTCCGCCAAGGAAGGGAACAACTCTGGCTCGGTTCTAGGAAACGGGAACTGTAGTTGAGAAGTTTGAGCAGCTTTTTGGTCGTATAGTTCTTCAACAATTTGTTGCTGAATTTTATTTGGATCGTACCCCAAGGTAGGAGCAACAGGGTCATACAAATTTACAGGCGCTACCATCGGCGTCCCATCTGTAAACGTTGGAGTGGGAGGGGCTATATAATTGTCGATTTCAAAGCCCTTAGGCTCAATTGGATCAACATTTAACGGAAGGGTTTCCCTACCACTAGGACCGGGTACTAACGGAGCCGTGTATTGTGGAGTCAGCACTGCAGGGTCCGAAACGTGATGGGGAACTACAGTCTCGCCTACCTGCACAGAGGGAAACGTAGCAACATCGCCTTCAATTACGGGAGTTAAGTTTTTGTTGTACGCTCCGGGGGGACGAGTAGTTGTAACGGGAGCCGTAGCAGGAGCATTGTTAAGCACAACGTTACCCGCGTTATTACGACCAGCTACGGCAGAAGCGTAGAGCAAATCCTTAAACTCTTTGTCAGTAAAAGGAATTGTTCCGTCTCCATCATAAGAACTGTTTAACGCCGTTACGCTATCGGGAACCAGTTCTTCCGAAACAGTTGCAAAGCGATCCATTGGAACCAAATGAACCTTCTCTGCAGCATTGGCTACACTTTCTGCGGCCTCATTTGTGGTAAAAACTTTAGTTACTTCTCGACTACCCAAAGAAGTTCCCGGCACAAGCTCTGCTTCCAATACTCTTCGAGCTTCTTCTACGTATTTATTTGCGGCATCCTTTTCTATGTCGGAAGTGGCAGCTTTAAATCGTCGTTGTCCCTCTGCCTCAGCGGCTTCAAACGTTTCTAGAGCAAGTTGCCGCCGCATTGCAGCGTCACCTAATTCAGGAAACACAGCTTCTTGTGCCTGCTGTACGCTATCGTAGCCCATGCGACCGGCGTCACGACTGGGATTAGGAGCGTCTGGACCTTGTGTTAAACCTTGAGTATCGTGAAATCCTCCAGAAAAATACTGGGCAGTATCCTTACGCTCGTCACGAAGGGCGGAAAAAGGAGCGAAGTAGGCTTCTTCGTTCCCGTGATCCCCGGCTGAATAAAATATTCCTTTGCCCGGAGTAGGGGATTTAGTGTCGCCTACTATATTTTGTGTTTTGGACCTGTAGTTAATAAGGTACTCACCTCTTGCGGCGTCTTTACGTTCCCCGTCAAGAACGTTGTCCAAAGCTTTACGAACCTTAAACAACTTGGCTACGTAGTCGCGGTCTTTACTTCTTGCCATTTCCAGTGACAAGATTCGCATGAGTTCTTCAGTTTCTACACCGCGCCTTTGCCCCGCGTTGTCGATATAAGAGTAGCCAATGTCGTCGGGGTATCCTGCCTGCTTCAACGCTTTTGCAGAATCAAACTCTTTGGGAAGAGTATTCCAGAGTTCTTTTCGTTCTGAATTTGGATTGTAAGGGGTCCGCACACGTAAAGGTTCTGACTTTTCCTTGGTGTCTTCAGTATGCGCAGGGGCATTTTTTTCGCGAGTTCCGTCAGGGTTGTGCAGGTTCTTTTCGTCTTGGTGCCATTTTTTCCCAAGAACTTTTCTCGCTTTATCGTACTGTGCATGAAGAGTTTCGAGTTGTTCGGAAGAAAGGTAGCCGTTGCCGCCGGGTATACTTCCTTCCATATGTAAATCGAGAATTCCTTCGATGTCCTGTACTGTCGTTTTCGCTGCAATAAACTCTGGACTGCCTTCTACAATTTTGGTTTCAAGCTTACCTGTAGCACTGGCAGATTCTTGGATAGCCTTAGTACGCAGAGATTTAGATTCATCTAAAAGCTCTGCTACAACCTTGCTTTCTTTTTTTATCTTTTCACGAGCAACACTAAAAGGCGCAGCCTGCTCTCGAAGGGCACGGCCCTCGGGTCCGGTTGGATCTTCAAGGTTTCTGTACCTTGTTCGTAAAGATTCTAACGCAACCTCAATTTGTTCCAGAATGTACGGAGTATTATCTACAAAATTCTGAGCGTCGTTTAGCTGAGCAGAACTGTGGTCAACGGGCTTGTAAGTAATTTGTTCCCATTCCCCCGAAGCCATGTACTTTCTAAGAAACTCCGGCGTCCATCTTTCTGTTTCAGATAGCGCTTCTGCATCGGCCCTAACCACTGGCCTCCGCCCCGTAACCTCTACAAGACCTGTACGCCCTTTATCCCCAACAACCTCAACAATGGTACCCGGTTTCACGCGGTTAGAAACTTGACCTACTTTACGAAGAGTAGAAGTTCTTCTCCCTTTAAAAATTTCGTCAAAGGTAGTGGGCTGTGTGCCCGGAAGCGCCTCACCCTCCCCATACTTAAAGTTCATGGGAATTTTAGCGACTGGCTCTGCGTCTGTACTAAGACTAGGAGTTAACAATCCGTCGTCAGCAAGTTCTTTAAGCTTCTTAGCGATGTTATCGTTAAGACTTTCAATCTCACTACGGTACTCTGTACCTACAAGAACTCCGTCGTCATCTAAACGAGTGCTCTCAGGACGAGCAGCAGACTCCCCGTGCTCAGATACAGCTACGTTTTGAGCACCGACTTTCTTATCGGGCCTAAGCGAACTTCCTTGAGGAAGCGCCTCATCTACATCATACGTACCGCGATAACCGGGATACATTATTTCGTTATAGATGTCTTCTGCTACTACCGGCTTTTTCTTAGCGCCTAGTGCTGCGTCCTTGATAGCGTCCCTTGCGGGACCTTCGGGCGTCTTCGACCAAAGAACTCTTGCTTTTTCTATAAATTTCTCAAGAGCTTCTTTGGTGACTAGGGCTACTGCGGCCATTACTTATCTCCTACCGGCGGCGCGTGTCGGCGCATACGCTGCTCTTGGTGCCACTGCTGCTCTTCTTCTGGCAAGTCACTAAGGTATGCCTTGCGACCCGTGGCCCTGTCTATGACCATGTTGGGGTCGTGATCCCCGCTCATAAAAGGCATTGTAGCAACCATGCCAGTGCCCCCCAAGCCCAACCGTCCTACGCTGGGGCCAGCGGTAGTAAGAAATTTTCCGATACCGGCTCCTTGCGCGGCGTTACGCAACGCTTCCGGCACCGATTTAAAGAAAGACGGTAAGGGTAGCCGCCCCGCTTCGCGTAGATTCATGTAGGTGGGGCGAAACTTTTCTACAATGGGGCCAAGCGTGGCTTCTATACCCAAGTCCAACATCCCTGCTTCGTAGTTAGGTTGAGAATCGACGTAGGCTACGTCGCTTTCAAACTCTCTTAGCTCTTGATATTCTCTTTGGACTTGTTCCATCTGCATCGCCGCAACATAGCGGTCCCGTTTAGTGGAACCGTTTTGTGCGCGATCTTCCAGACGTTGTAGACGCTGAGCCAGTTCTATTTTAGCTCGACCTAGGGGACTACCTGTAGTCGCTTCCTCGGCTTTATCCCAAGGTATATTTCGTTTTCCACGGTCCACGGTCCTAGAAGGGTACGCCTTTGTCCGCTTCTTGTTGAAGAGAAAGTTTCAAACTACCGTCCATGTCAAACGTATCCAGAAGATATTGCATACGTTTCTTATTGCCGGGTACCCCTGTCAGGACCTCAGCCAGACCCACAAGATCCATGTTCCGTTCTTTAGCGTACTTGCTCAAACCCTTATAAAGCTCAATGGCATCGTCACGTTCATTCCGAAACCATTCAGCGACATATCCTTCTTCAAGATGCCCATATTCCGCATCGTAGTCCCCCATGCGATTGTGGGGAATCAACTTTTGAATATCGTCGTGTGTTAGCGCGTCAATTTCCTTGTCACTAAGTTTTACGCGCTCCCCTACTGTTTCAACTTTAGGAGGAGCATCCTGCGGCAAGAAGGGGCCTTCGGTTCGTGGCTCGGGGACTTCCAGTTTGCGCCCTCGGGAAAGCATTTGAGTGGAAAGTTTGTGATCAGGAAGAGTTTGTTGATAACTTCCTGTTAGACCTTCCTCAAGTTTGTCCCCCGCTTCCTCCGCAGAAATTGCTGGAGTATCAATCAGGCCCGGTTGCGTTAAGTCTCTTTGTTCTTTGGCCAGAGCCGCAGCTTCATCAAGATAAACCCCGTCATCAATCAAGGACTGCTGACGACCCCTGCCTATGTTTTCGGGAGGAAGCTCAACGTCGCGAAACAAGGGCAGCAAAGCCTCGTCCAAGATTTCATCGGGCGACAGGTCTAGCGAAGCCCCTTTCTTACTTCCCGTTCTTAGGCCCCGCATAAGACTCTTGCCTGCTTTTTTCCCTCCGGCTCCAAATAGTGCCATTAGTCTTCTCCAATGTATTTGCTTACAAACTTCCAGACCTTGCCCCAAAGCTTGTTGAACATGCCAACAATAAGGTCGATCAATCCGTCTGCCGCAGGCACGACAAACGGGGCAATCAAAGCCCACGGGACGTACTTCAGTTCTTTAATTGATCCGCTTTCTTGAGCGATGCGGTACATTTTTTCAGACGCTTCAGCCACGGCTGCTTTCTTTTCTGCACCGTTCTGCCCACTGGCTTCCGCTTCGAGAACCAATGCACGAAGCAAGGGAAGGAACGCAGCAATAGCGTTTGCTACTTCAGCCCCAGTCGCTTCTTCAACTTTTTCCACATCTTTAGTTTTGGTAGCCACTTTAGGACTCCTCCTGTTATTCGCCAACCGCCCCCGTCTGATACTCCGGATACGATGGGGATTTGCCATTTAATTAGCGGCCTCTACGGATCATAGGTCGAGGCACAAAAGGCGCACCCAATCCGCCGCCTTTCTTAAACGAAAGAGGGGCTTGTCCGGGCAATCCTTTTTCGCTGGTAATAGAAAGCTTATCTCCCGATCGGGGATTGTTGCTTTGTCCTCCGCCGCCACTTTCTTTGCGGGCGTTGTTCTGGGGGTTTACGGGGTAATTGTTGTTAGAATGGGGAGTTCCCATTACATTTCCGGGTATACGTCCTTGCATCATTCGCTCCTTGGATGTCTTTCAGACTCGTGTTCGCTAAGGGCGCGTGATCCGCGCTCGTCAATAGCTTCCAATTTCCTAGCAACACCTTCCAGAATCCTAGCGGTGTCTGCGTTTTGTGATGATAACTCTCTTAATACCTGTTCTTGCTGAACAGCTAGTTCACGATTGTCTTTTTGCACTGCTGTAATTTGTACGTCTTGCCGCAAATTGTGCTCATTTACACCGTTGATGACAAACAACAACATTGTAGCCAAAAGCCCCACAACTCCGCCTATTGCCCACCGAAACCAAGTGCTGATATCCATTGAAACATTACCCTTTTACGGCCTTCATTTGACCCGTAGCCCCTTGTCCAAGCCCGCTACCAAGGAGCAAAAGCCCCAGACTACGGCCTTCCGGATCGCCCCAAAAGTATAGCACAATACCTGCTGCCACTTGAATACCCAGTGTAATTAGCCATTTGTAATTCATTGCTCAACCTTTACGCTAGAAATGCTTTGACAATCGCTGCTTACAAAAGAAAAGTTCTCTCCAGTTTTTGAAACAAAGACATTACACCTAGTATATTCAATAAAAACTTTCCAAAGTTGAACGCTATCCACTTCAGACTCTAGCCTGCTTTCACAGTTACTAATAATTTGAGCTGAACTATCTAGGGCGGTTAAAAATAGCGTGCCCTGAAAACCGTAAGTGTAATCTTCTTTACTCAGGGCGCAGGTCATTGTTCCGTACATCGCATGGCCGTGAACAGAAGTTTCTACTTTGTAGGGAATAGCTGCAAAAGAATTTGAAGGAAGGCCCAGTGCCAAGCTAGTCGCAAGCAAACTAATAGTTGTAATGAACTTTAATAAAAGCACCCGTTCCCCCCTTTCCTCCCAAGCAGGTTGCCAAAACATTCGGTGCGGGCCCGCCGTCTCCCCCAGACAAATTTATTTGGCCATTAAGAGCATTTCCCGGTTCCCCGTTCGGTGCCGTATATTTGCCTCTTAGACCCAAATAGAAAGATCCTCCACCGCCACCCCCTGAACATTTGGCGCCGGCCCCCCCATATAAAAGAATTTTACCAAAACCTGTAACGGCAAAGTCTCCTTTTACCTGCATTATTAAGCCCGCTCCACCCGAACCTCCCCGGCACGTAGTATCACAATACCCAACGTTGTTTGAGCCATCGGCGTACCCTCCACCTCCTGACGCTGCCCCATACCAAACGACTGGACTTTGCGAAGTAGGAACTAAAGACTGGCAACCGCTTCCACCAGTAGCGCCACCATTTTTTTGCCCGCCCGCTCCAGCAAAGCTGGTTTCAAAAGAAGGGTTTACAACATAATCAACAAGGCAAAATTTATTGAGGGTGCCTCCAGTATTTTTACAGACCGTAGAAGTGTTTGTTGGAGTGCCTGCAAAAGTTCCAGTCCCGCCCATGGCGGTGGCGCTGCCGGAAGTACTAGTAGAATTTCCTCCTTTGCCACCTTTAGCGAGAGCCGTAGAACACCCGTCAAGGCCATTGATTGCCGTTGTCGCAGAAATAGCCCCCACTCCCCCGTAACCGCCAGCCTCACTGCCATCTAAAGACCCGTTGATAAGCACATCGCCAAGAACTTTAAACCACATATTCCCGCCTATGAACTTGCCAGAAGGGGCTGATAGCTCCTTCCTTTCCGTAGAGCGTTTTAAGCTAAGTCTATGGAATACAGCTAACGTAAAGCTAGTAAGATTATATTTAGCACTTACGCCGTCAGCCAATTCAGTCGGGAAGATCAGCCCTTGCCAAGTAGTTTTGTCCATCCCCTGAAAAGAATTTTCGCGCAAAACACAGGAACAGACATTCTCGAGAGCTAAAACTGCATTGGCGTCTTCGGGGGTACAACTTTTTAACGGACTACTAGAAGTGCCCGTCGCCACGGTAGCGTATGCCGCGCACTCCGCTCCAGTAGTAGCGTCTAAGGTCAGGGCTCCATCGCTGCCATCACCATACAGTTCTGTTTCTCTGTCTAAGGCGTAGCCAAACATTGGCTTCCAATTGGCTAGAGATTCTTTGCCGTTGTAAGTGTTGCTTCCAATAACAACATCCTTAGCTACAAAAGGAGTACTAGTTGCCCCAACTGTACCGTAAGAAATTGTTGCAGGAAATTTAATTGACGCTTCAGAAGAAGCAGGAGTAAACCAGTTATTTCCTATTACTAAATTTTTAGAAGCAGGAGGCACGCTGCTTGCCGCAAAATTAATAGGGGCGTCGGTTGAACTTAAATTGCCAACTTCATAAAACATGTTGCCGGTTATCGTTAAATTAGAGGTAGCCCTTTGAGCTGTACACATATTGCAGTAGCCACCTACGCCCGCAGAATAATCCCCGCCGCTGGCAATGCAGTTTTCAGTTGTAGGTGAGTCCGTCATAAGAACGCTGCCGGGACAGGTGCTGCGAGCGTTGGCGTTGTCCCAAGTATCGCCGGGGCAATCAGTTGAAGCGTTTGCTAGCCTGCACACTAAACCTTCGTTTGGTCCGGAGTCACAAACGCCACTCGTATTGGCTGCTCCGTTCGGTATGTCGATAAACACCTCTCTGCAAACTGGAGGCGAATGACTGCACGTTGTAAAAACGCATTGCGCCGCTGTTCCGGCAGCGTTATTTCCCGAGCACTCCGAGCTTTTATCGCAGATGTCACCGTCATCAGAGCCCCCTGAACAAGTTCCTCTTTTACAGTTAAGGCCCCTGCTAGCGTTAATTACTTGGCCAAACATCCGCCTCTGCGTGCTGTAACTATGAAAAGAATTGCTGTTTAGAATAGAGTGGCCAGTGGGGCTAGTGCCATTCGCGCTTTCGCTATTAAACTGGCCAAGGACTACGTTGGCCTGTTCTCTTAAAGGCTCTGTTGGCTTTTGCAAGTTATAACAAAGCGACCCTGTATCTGCTCCTACCATGCAAGCACCATTACCATTGCAGCCGTAACCTGCTCTAGGGCCACTAAGGCAAGTTTTTCCTCCTTCACCTTGCCAGTTAATAACGTTGCCTACTGCGTGCCATCCGGTTCCTAGCGCAATACCAATTCCTCTATGGAATTTAATTTGAGTTCCCGTGACTCTTACGTTGACTTGAGAACCGCCAATTCCATTAACGCCTCCCATAAACACAGAGTTAATAACTTCTGTGTATTGACCTGAGAACGGTGTTTCAGGAGTTCCTGCCCAAACGTTCCAGTTGTCAGGAAAATCGCCAATAGCTTGGTTTGCAGCTGGAGCTTTTCGGACGCTAGGAAGCTTACCCGTTGCTCCAGATATGGTTTGACCGTAAACGTTAGCATGGTAGCCGTAATAACTTCCCCCCTTTGTTCCATTTTGAAACGAGTAGGAGTTGTTTGCCCAGCTTTTGCCCCCGGAAAAAATAACGTGGTGGCCATGCCTGTGAAAATCGCTAGTCCCTTCCGTAGTATTATTTACCCACCAAACATTAGTATCGGCTTTGTAGGTATTGGCTTCGCCTACGCCAAATTGCGATAGCTTAATTCCGTAAAAGTTATTTGCTCCCGATCCTTTTTTGTCTGCAACAGAGCATCGAGTAGAATCGTTTCCGCACGAGCCAGTGATTACATTTCCCGAGGCAAGAGTGTAGCCGTTTGATGCTGATCTAAGATTAATAGCTTCCCTAGTTGCCCTGAGAACCGTAGAGTCAACAACCCTGATTGGAGAATACGTTATTCCAAATAATGTTTTGCAAGTAGACGAGGAGCACTCATTATCATTGGCACAAAGGCCATTTGGGATCCCACTAGTGTTTGAACCCGTTACGCAATATCCACCGTATGTATTATTGGCGTTGCTTCTACTTGTTCCGGATCTTGCAACGACACGAAGAGTATCCGAAAAAATACCCGGACGCAGTTCTCCCGAAGAGTAGGTTTTAATTCCGTATGTAAGATTTTGCGAAAAATCGTTACATATAGCATTGCTTACTTGGCACGGGTTAGCGTTATTGCAAACCTGAGCGCTGCCACCAGTCGCGTTATTAGAACAAACGCCATTAAATTCTACTTCAACGTTTTTAACAAACGCGCAAGAGCTTGTCTCAGCCGGGTGCGCCTCGCCGGCAACAGTGAGGGCAGTAATTATATACGCCCTGCTGTCAGAGCACCCCAAAGCAACACCAGTGCTACTTTTATTCACGAAATAATTTACTGGAGTATTGTAAATTTTAGAATCTTTTAAGGACAAATTTGAAGATCGTGTTAGCCAGTTTGTGCCCGAAGCCACCCCTCCAACCGTAAAATACGAAAATAGGTTAATCCCCACTCCGTACTTTAGGTTCATGTCTACATCGCAATTAGATACACCTACATTTCTGGTAAAAGTAGGAGGATCTGTCCAAGAATTTTTTAGCTTAATTACCCCTTGGGTATAGTCTACGTTGTCCTCTGCGTGAAGATAAGCACCATCGCACACAAGCTCCGTATTAGAGAGAAGTTCAATTCCTCCAGTTCCAATACCGCAATGGTCTGCCGTTCCTTTGATTAATGTAAGCCGAATATTGCCTGTTGCAATTAAGTTGTTAATGTTTTCGTCGTCGTTAGCGCCTGTGCATCGGTATACTCGACTATCCGAAATAGTCCCGTCAACAGAGGTAAGGGGTGCTGTCGCTTCTAGGGCGTAGGAGGGAGCAGCGAACAGCACCCCGAGCATTACATAAGTAAATAGCTTGTACATTTACCGTACTTTCTTGGTTAGCTTAGGAAGTTTTCTCTACGGAGCAGTTGATAAATTCGCCCGCGTAAGAAGTGCCGACACTGATTTTAACTACAGCACAAGTATTCGTGCCGTCTACGGCAGTAGTGCCACTTCCAGTTGCCTTGTTAGTGCCAGTAGTGGGTAAGGTGACTGTGACATTTCCTGAAGAAAAAGCACTGGTCGATCCACAAGGCCCCGAAAAAAGCTTAACCGTATTTCCCGCCCCTGCCGCTGAAGAAGCCCTGCACGTTATGTTCGTGTAATTACCCGAAGGAAGGGGAGTATGGACTGTTGGCTCAGTAGAACTCAGATCGCCGGAAAGACTGGCATACAGAACCTTGGTTCCGGAACTCGGTGCAGATATCGAGGTATTAGTGCGGAATGTAATAACGGCTGGAATTGCCGTAACACTAGGTTGATCCGCACAAGCATAATCGCTAGTCCCATTGCCAGCGACAAGAATCTCATCAGGGTCACAATCGAGAAGCGAAAGTACCGGAGTCGTGGCGGTGGTGTTATCTACCTCAAGCCCGGTGCTATTAGCTAATTTAGTTACCGAGGTCACGCCCTCGTTGTCAGTAGGGTTAGCTACACATTTCAAAGCTGGCGCACCATTGGTTTGAACCACGCTGAGTCTTTTGGAGGCCCCGCAGGCATTAGTGGTTGTTGCCTCAATAGGAAGGTTAATTGCGCCGTCTGCTGCGGTAAGAGGGGCACTAGCTGTCAAAGCCCATGCGATGGAAGGCGTTAGGGTGAGGCTCAAAGCGGCAAACAGCGTAAGCGCCGCTCCCACAGCAACGTAAGTTTTTTTGAAAGTTTTGTTCATGGTAATGATCCTTAGTTAAGTACCGCTTGCGCGGTAAAGTTAATGATAGTGGGGGCGGGACTGCCTGTAGGTTCTACTTTTAAAGAAAATTTTTGTCCGGCATCAAAGCTCTGACTCACGCTTGTAAGCAAAACGTACTGGTTGGGGTTGTTAATAATAGTGGACGTAGCCGTTATCGGCGTATCGTCTCTCATTACGGTGATTTTCCAAGTTGTTCCTGTTCCCGGCGGAACCGACAAAGTTACCGCAACAGTATTAAAGGTTGTCGATGCCGTGGCGGGTATACCGACATCGGCAACATCAGAGGATGAGGTAGCTCCGACGTACACAATATTACCACCAGACAGGGGGATTTGACTACTGCCAGCAACTACCAGCGTAGACGGCCCCGCTGGTCCTTGACTGCCCCCGCTACCACCGGAGGTGCGTATGTCAGAAGCTCCAGCGTGGGAAGGAATTGCCATAAGCAACGCAACGGCAAGAACCTTAAAGAAAGAACCCATATTCACCCCTCCGTCAAATAATGCAGGTTAGCAGTAGAGCTTTTAGTAAAACATTTCCAACCTGTCGTACCGACATCAGTAGCTTTATCAAGGATCAAAGCGTCGTCTGTCTTTAGGTACATAGAGTTGGCTTCAAAACTCGCTTCAACACAGGTACTCGCGCTAGCGGGGCAAATGTACACGGTTTCCGAGCCAATATTCCGCATGATCAAGCTAGCCCTGCCACTGAAGCTAGTCCCAAAAACTTCGCCATTTGTGTCACAAGTCACTCGACCTGTAACTACCCCTTTGCCCTGCTGATGTTTGGTATAGAAAGGCTGACCGTAGCCGCCGCTGGGGGTAGCACGGGCCATAGTTGCCAATCCCAAAAACAGCAACAGGACCCCTATTGCCAAGGTCCACGCTATAAGTTTATCTTTACGGTCCATTAGTAGTTCCTTCGGATTTCCCAATCAAACTCAATAGTCGAGCCAGATGAGGTGTAGTTTTCAAATTGAATTACGCAAAAACTCTTTGATTTTACTACCTTTTTTACAATATAGGAAGAGGCTGTTTGCGCTGTGCCAGTAGAGCTTTGGGGAGTAATATCTATAGAATAGTTTGTATCTACTTCGGGGTAGGGGAAAATAGCGCAATACTCTGAATTCCCTTCAGCCACCCTTATTCTACCATACTGAGCCGTTCTTGGAATCGGGCACTCTTGCACGGAATTTGGGTTACTATCGGTACTTGTAGGGGGAGTAGTAACAGCCTGAAGCCGGAAATTAGAGGCCGCATAAGCCAGATTTTGCATGGGGGCGTAGGCTGAAAAATCTAAAAATACGTCCACATAACTACCCAAAGATCCATGTCCTATCTTTGCGTAGTCTGCCTGAGATATGTCATCTACCGCCTCGGAAACTAAGCCAGTACTGTTAGCGGACGTAGCTGCCTGCCATTTCCGAAGGCCGGTTACGTATACGTAAGACCCCGAAGCAGTACTACTGTCCGCACTGTACGCAGCCCTTGTGGCCGAAACGAAGCCTGTGTAGTAATTGTAGTTTTGAGCAGCAACGGAAGAAGTAGATTCTTGGCCCACACTTAAAACGAATTGCTGGCCTTCTACTCCACGCATCCATTTGCCGTACCAAGTACTGAGCAAAATCGTATTGTTGTAGTAAACGCTGCCGCTAGTGTTGTAAACTCCGGCAACGTACCGAGTCCCCTTATTATTCCCCCAACTAGAACTAGGGTCCCAAGCCAAATTTAAAGATTCTTCGCGAATAGCCCCTTTAATGTCGCGAATAGCGTTACCTAAACTAGCGTACTGACCTGCGTTTGTGTTGGGGCTAGCGGGATTTATCTTTTCCCCATCCTTGGGTTGGTTTTTTTCTACATTACTTCGCCAAGTATTCAAGGTTGTAATTGTGTCAGCCATTATGAATAGTACCTCGGCATTGTAATGCTCCAATCAAAAAAGATTTCCATCTTTACGCTGTCCACTGTACCCGGAGATTCAAATACATTTACGGTAAACTGGTTAAAATCTTTTGTAACAGATTTAATTAGACTAGAGTTTTCTTTTGTAATGTTTGGGTCTTTGTAGCAACACGACAAATGAACCATGTAGTCTTTAGTGGGCATGTACAATTTAGTTTCATTAGAAACAAAGGTATCCGCAGCGCCAACAAACGTTGTCGCTGTGTTTTGTTTTGTAGAAAAATCTACTACAAAAGAAGAAGCGCTTCCTCGAATTCCTGCTGACCCGCCAACAGAACTTAAGGGAAAAGCTTTCGGTAGATTGTTGTCAGTACCCAGATACAGCACAGTGTGGTTTGTGGTCCACGACTCACGCCAGAACGCTGCAGTAACAGTCGTTGCTTTTGCGCTGGAAGAATAGTTTGTAGCTATAACTACGCCGCCTACTAAAGATCCTGAAGCAGGATCTAGCGCTACAATCTTTCTCCCTCTTTCAAATTGAGCTAAAACGTTTCCGTTTACGTTAAAGATTACAACTCTGTAACTTCCTTGGGCATCAAAGGGAGCGTTTGTAAGTTCAAAATCATGGTCTTCGTAAAGTTTGTTAAAAGATAAAATTCGGTAAACACTTTTGATGTTGCGAATTTGAGCCGCTAAATCAGTTCCTATTGTAGAGGCATCCGAGGGCGCGTTAGGCGAACCGGATTTCCATTGATAAATTTTAGTATCTAATACAGCCATGGTTAGCTCACGTTATCCCGCTTGTAAGGCGTTTTGCCGTTTAAGGACGGAGTAAGGATAGTCACATCGTAAACAATTGTGGCTACAAAAGGCTTTCGGAATTTAATACTAAACTTTACTGTTTCTCGATTTCTTTGTGAAACAGACGCCCAATTAGTTCCAGACCATTGGTTCATTGATACTTCTGGGCAAGCGATGTCTGTGGTTAATTCAAACCCTTGCTCTGAACTAACAACTTCTACGCATTTTATAAAAGCTCTGTAGTCTGTTCCTGCATCTTCGACAAGTCCCCTATAGCTCATAGGGTAAGCTAATTTTCCAGCACCAAACTCAAAAGTTTTTGTTTCGTTTTGCCCTGCATTTTGTACAATAATTCTGTACGAAATACTTTCGTGTTGCTGCCCATTTAATTCACGGTTCCCGTTTTGAGTACCAATTAAATAATACGCGCTGTCTGGTGCCGTAATAACATCCCCGGAATTTTCAGGATTTTTTAAAAATTCTTCGTTAGACATTCGCATTACATACTTTGTCGTTAAAGAATCACTTGCCCCCGCACCAGAAGAAGGAGTCCATGGGTTTGTAAGGGTATAATCTAATCCGCAGTAAGTAGTCATTTGCGTTTGCAAAAGATTGTCAGTTTGTCCAAACGCTGCTTCTGCTTCAGATTCCGTCATACCATCGACTTCTACAGCAAGATCTTTTGCGTAAGCATACAGTCCTATGTACCGATCATTATCTACGTTTCTGTAACTACCGTCCATTACTAGAGAATATGATCCGTTGGGATAATATTCGTTTAGATCCGTGGCGTTGTCAGGATAATTAGTTCCACGATTAGTAGTTTTTTCTAAACGAATTACCTGTATCCTACGGCCTTTTGGATTAGCGCATTTAAATTTGGTTGCGTTGTTTCCATTAACAACTTTAAGTTCCCAAATATGAGAAGACGCAGGGCCAGATTTTAGGAGAGAAAAAGATACGTCTGAAGCGCAAACTTCGTCTGCTCTGGGAAACGGAACTAATTGGGGATGAAAATTAATTTTACTAGCGGGACCAAAAGCTTCGTATCCAGTATTTGCAGGTTGGTTGCTTTGCGCCCCTGTTATCTGTAAAGAAGCAAACTTTTTAAATCCGTCAGAACTTACACAGAAGGGCGTGCCGGGAAACAAAACTTCTTCCCAATCTCCCATAATTTGAAAAGAGTAATCTACCATGGAAGTAGAGCTTTGGTTCCCCACCCCTGTTGCAATAAGGTCGTGAGGAACTAAAGCGTTTGCAGTTATCTCTGCAGGGGTTGCTGATTTGTACAAGGCATAAGGTTTACCGGTGCCCGGAGCGGGCATGGGCGTGGTTTTAACGGAATAGGTAATCACATTCTGATCAGTCAAATCCTGTGAATTACTTAAATCTTTTTTAGACAATTCTTTTAAAGACCTAAATTCTCCGCCTAAAGAAGTTCCAATAAGGGATTCTTGGTCAGGAAGGTTAGTATCTTGACCTGAAAAATCGCTTTCCCACTCTTCTAATTTCGTATCAATTGCCATCTCGTGCCCTCATAGAAGCTATTAAAGCAAGTTTCCATCTATCAGAAATGTCTGCATTTCTTACATCTTCTATGGTTCCTTTATGCAAATTTAAAAGACCCGGCACGGTGTTTATTTCACCTTTACGATCAACAAGTTGCGATAAAGTTTCTAGACTACTTCCTACGTATCCTTGGTTGCCTTGAAATCCTCGTGAAGCAATTTGTATTTTACGCAAGTTCCTGCTTGATTTCGTCTCACCAAAATATCCAGTAAATTCTTCCGGCGACATAAGTTTGACGACATGGTGGATTTGATCATAACCCCTAGCTTTCCTAAGCATGTTCTCAAACATTCCCCTGCTGGCTGCAACAGGGTTTTGCAAAGACAATTTAGTAGCGTCAGTACGGTTCACAAGACTTTGAATAATTTCAGGGTTAGATACTAGCCCTGCATCTTTAAGATCTTTTTCAAACAATCGGGCAATAAATCTTCGGTCTAAATTTTCCCCGTTGTTTATTCGAGCAACAACTTTTCGTTGAGCATGTTGATACACAGCAAGATACGAGGGTTTGGAGCTTTCAGGCAAATCTGCAACCATTAAATCCATTGCTGCATTAAAAGCGTCAGACCGTACAAAATTTCCACCCGCTTTGGTTAGACCCAAGAAAGCTTCTACCGCTACTTTAGTTAGCGGAGCTTCGTCAATAACTAAGCGATCATAGATTTGTTGCAAACCAAAAGGGGCCTGACCTTTTACCGCAGCAATGGCAAAATCTGCAGCTTTTTCCGGAATAGTATCTGAACTAGGGTCGTAGATAGAATTCTTTTGGTAATCTTGGCCCGTCCAAAGAAGCTTTATAGGACCCCACATTGGGGGCAAGGCATGGCTAAACGTTTCTGCAAAACCCATTCCGTAATTTCGGAACCAGTTAAGAATGTCCTTGTTGTACGTAGGCATGCTTAACCGAACAGGCTCCATTCCGTATGGCCCAAGTTCTACGTCTCCACTAAGGGGGAACCAAAGCTTTGTGGCCATGTTGTGGAAATTATTGTATGCCGATTGATCAGAGTTCCACTCATCAAAAGATGGAAACTCTCCTGTTCTGGCATACTGAAAGAAAGACGCGTAAGCTCCCAAACCAAACATTCCCAGCAGATACGATGCTCGTTGGGAAAGTTCCAAACGATCTTCTTCGTCCAGTTTAATTTCTGCAACGTTTTTTCTACGCTGTTCTTTCGGAACTCCCGCCAAACGTTCTAGTTTGTTTTGAGTTTTAAGAGATCCGCTGTAGAAAGTGTCGCGTATGCCACCCAAGATCTCCCGTTTTGTACCGAGTTTCCAAGCTGGCGCTCTCCAATAGAAAAACATCAAATCTTTGACATGTTTATCCATTACTAAGTTGTCGTAGTTAAGCATACCAAAGCGGTTGTCGATGCTGGCCGCAATGTCTGCCGCTGCGTTCTGCAAAAGAAAGTTGTTTTTTGCTAACTCCGGCCTACGATAAACTTCTTGGTACATGTTTTCCAAAAACGCAGAATATTTTGCACGGGGAATAATGGAATCAAACAACCACTTTTGCCCTTCGGATGCAGCCGCACCCAAATATCTAAACGGCATGCTAAGCGTAGTAGATCCCCTAGCGGCAAAAGCCTTGGCCGTTGCAGGACCCCCCTCGGGGTAATTTTGGATAGGAGCTTCGCCTTTAACGTATTCTACTGCGTCAATATAACTTTTATTGAAACTATAGAACCATTCTTTTTGTCCGGCTCGCGCTGCCAGCGGGTTCAAAAAGTTGGCGTTTATACCTGCATTAATAATGTCATCAAACAGAGGATTTACTAGGTCGGATGGCGTAGTTCCCTCTATAAGACTTTCTATCTGTCGTCCGAACGAACCAACGTTGTACTTCGCGTAATCGGGGTGGTCCTTCTTCAGCAGTTGCGGGACGAAAGTATCCTGAAACGGTTCCCATTCTCTTCCTTTAAGTTTGCTGGCAAATTCGTCCAGAACCTGAACAAAACCTTTGCCCACTATTTCTTCAGAATCTCCCAATCTTTGCGTAAAATTGTCTTCGTATTTTTTGCGAAGATTTAAACCTGTCTTGGACTTGTAGTTAGGTATGTTGGAAGGAAGAAGTTCCGTAGGAGTAGAAACTCCTGTACGAACGTTAGGCATTGCCAGCGTAGGTATGCGACTGCGTACCGGAAACTGTCCCGCTTGAATTAAAATAGACATGCCCGGTGTAAGAGCGCGAATGGCAGCGTTTTTAACAAACCACTGCTTATCAATTTCTTTATCAATACCGTCTTTGCTTGGGAAATTTGTAATTCTTTCCGCACGCTTTAAGTCAGAAACCATTGTGACAGCACGAGACAACTTAGTGAGGTCGTTCATTATGTTCTCGAACAACCCGACACTAGATGCGTGGAACGCGGACCAACCTAAGTTAACCCCGTTCAAGAAGTTATTGCTTCTTCGCCACTTGTCCCACATTGCAGCGCCGTTAAATTTAGTTCCTGCAAAACCTACTTGCGCGTATGGTTTTTGCGCAAGTCCGGGGCTAGTAATGTTTTGGATAATTTTAGCTACGTTAGGATCTGCAAAAAACATTTTTGCAGGAACCGTTTTTGTCATTTTATTGAGAGCGGCTCTGTTGCCAGCTATTTCTGCAGGAACAGTAGAAAGATCTATTTCTCCTCTAGGATCTACTGTAGTCCAAAAACCTTCTACTTCGACCTTGCCGGTTTTCTTATCTTTTAGCGGGTCAATCCAAACGTTTTGCACAGGTAACGGCTGACCTTGCGGTGTCATTTGATCGTAAACTTCTTTTAGTACGTTCTGATCTTTAATGGCGTTTTCTGCAGCCATGTTAGCGGCACGAGTGCGGGAGTTAAATAGTCCCGGTGCAATCTGCTGCAAATTTGAAGTTACATTTACAAAATTTAAATCAAATTGATTGTCTGATTTAGAGCCTTGAGAAAATTTTTCTCGGGCCAAAGTGCGGTAGGATTTTGTGATGTCTAAAAGCTGATCGTAATTTAAAGCGTGAACTAAATTATTACTAATAAGCTCGTTAGTAATACGCACTCCCATAACGTAGTTATCCATTTCATTGGCTTTAAGAGTAACCATTTCCACGGGATTCCACGTTGCTGGAACAAATCCTCGGTCTAAAAGTTCGTCAAAATAATCTTTTCTGTAGATAGATTCGCCCTTAAGCTTCCATTCAATTGCGCTTCTAGCTTTAAGCCAGTCGCGATTTCCCTTGGGAAGCGGGGCGTCTTTGTCGTTTTCTCTAAGGTATTTTTCTACTAAAAAGTTTTTGTACGTAGTGCTAAAAACAGCCTCATCTGGATCAAGAGGCTGCATGCCCGGAGGCAAACTTCCGTCGTCCAAAGTCCGCCCTTCTTTTTTCCATCTGTCTACACTGGCTTTAATGTCCCAAATACGTGGGTAATAATTTTGAAGCCAAGCGTCTTGGAAATGTTTGTTTAGCCGCTCGTACCGGTATCTTCTGGGGGCCAGAATGTTTTGATCAACAACGTCCAGCAAAAGCTTAATGTCTTTTACTGTAACGTAGTCTTCTGGATTTTTAGACATCCAAATCTTAGCGGATTGTTCTTCGGGGGTAAGAGTGGCAAATCTTTCGATCTTGCTCATTAGAGCATCTCGAAATTGATTTTCTTTGGTCCCCAAAAAAACCTTAGTGCCGTTGTAAGATGCCATCCGATCAAACTCATAGCGGATGTGTTCTAGCCCTTGGGTTGCCCAAGGCATAACCCGGCTAACAACTGAAACGCGTTCGTCTCGAAGACGTTGCAATTCTTTAAAATCTTCAGGGTTAGTAAAATCTTCACGAATACGCGAAGATCTTGCTTTAATCCTGTCGTTTCTTCCCCACGCTTTAAAAAAAACGTTTGTCGTTTCTCGGGTTTTTTCTGTCTTACGGGTGTAATCACTACCGGGGACGTAATGTAGGATTTGATCTTTTCCTGTTTGACCAACTCCTTTTTCAAAATTAACGTTACTAAAACTTCCTTCTACTCCAATCATTCTGTGAGCAGATTCAAGCCTAGCCGCTGCTTCTAGCAATCCCCGCTGAGCAAGAGATTTTCCTTTACCCAGTTCTTTTAAACGGGCCACAGTGTCTACTGCAGTTTTAGCCGATTCGCCTTTTATAAGGTTTTGCAGAAATTTCCACCCGACCTGCGTGGTAAAAGCATCAGTCACGTTCATCGAGAACAAGTCATCGGCTTCTACTTCAGCTATTGCTGCGGGGGTAGGTTCGTTAATGCCAGAACCTCTGACAATTAGTTCCTCCGGTTTGTTGGGGTATTCAGAATCAGGTTTTCCTGCTTGTCGTGCTGCAGAAGATCCGTGCCTAGCGTTTGCAACTGCTTCTTTTACAGAAGTAGGCATGTTTATTTTAAGCTGATTCATCCATTGACCCTCAATTGGATCAATTTCTGCGCGTAACCTTAAATCTTCTAGGTATTTTTTGTGCTGCAAACGAACGTTTAAGTCACTGGCTATTTGTTTTCCAAGGGGATACCCCGCCCCCGCCAAGTTTTTAAATACAAGGTGCGCTACAGGCTCGTTGCTTCGCGCTACGCCGCTATACACCCGAACTTGGTTAGTTCCTTTTTTACCCAACAACAGTGTGTTATTTTTAATACTGCGCTTATCCACACCGTAAGCGTTAATTTTTTTAACGTCTAGTTTCTTCAAACTTTCCAAGCGCATGTCGCGCAAAGCTTGTTCAGTAAAAGTAGATCGAGGCCCCCCAAGTTGTTGCCGCAACGATTTTTCGGGGGAACCAACCCAGTTGTTTTTATACAGATTAAAAACTTCTTCTACTGATTTGGCGTTTGTAAGGGTTTCGTAAAAAGAATCTTCGTAAACTCTTTGAATTGCGCCCGGAGATACAGTGTTAAAAGCTTTCTGAAGCTCCAGCATTTCTTTAAAAGCTTTAATAGCTTCTTTTGCGTTAGCCGCTTTGGCGATAGTAACAAGCGACCTAAGATCTGTTACGGCCAAGGCAGCATCTTCTGCGGAGGTCAGAACTACTTTAAATTTGTTCCCTCTACCGAGAACAATGCTTCCCGTGCTCATGCCCGATCCATCTAAACTCGTAACATAAAGCTGGTCTGGGAGATCGGGGCTGTTTAGCTCAACTGGGTACAGTTCTCCGTTGCTTTGATCAACAATTCTTTTTTGTTCGGGACTGTTCCTCGTTACGGTAGGTTTAGTGGGGTCAGAATTATCTACAACTTCCCCCAAAATTACTTTTTCCTGTTTAGTGCGAGGAGCAGCTTTGTATTTGCGCTTGTTCTTTTTAACTTGCTCCCTGAAATAAGTAACAGGGTCTACTTTTACGGGTTTTCCTTTGCGAACAGACACAAGATTTAACGGGTCAACGTTTGTGATCCGATCCATTAGCTCATAGGTGCCGTCAGAAAGTTTTGATTCTTTAAAGAACGGCGCAGCAGATACGTTAGCCATTCGCTGAGAAGAACGCATAAGAACTTTTCGCAATTCATCTACAGCTTTTTCGCTAAAGTTTGCAGTATTTGCTTGAAAGTAAGGGTTGTTAGCTAACTCTAACCGGGTTCTAAAATACTGTCCCAAAATTTCTTGTTCTGCATCAGTGCGGAAAAGACTATTTAAAAAAGAAAAGTCTTCTACTTTTCTCGCAAAATACTGAGCAAGATGTTTATTGCTCTTCTTTAGTAGGTTGTCTTCCTCGTGTTTGCTTGCAATAGCTTTAAAGTTTTTTCCTTTAATGCCTTTAAACGCGGCTTGTAAAACTTCAAGGTTATCTGCTTCGGAAGAGTGTAGCACTAAAGAAGCTTCCACTTGATCGCTAAAAGCGTTTACGGCTTTTATTCGAGCGGTGGGAGCAAAAAGTTTTTCTTTAGTAAAAAGTTTTTCAATGTTGTCCGAAGCGTATTGGTAAAGTTTTTCTACATTAGTCCTAGCTTTTCCACGCAGGGGTTTATCCGTTTTGAGAATCTCAACGTCCCAGTTTCCGTCTTGCCTAGCACGAGCAACTGCCACATAAGGACCGTCACGGTGAAGTACATAAGACGAGGAGTCGTCCAAAGTACGGCCTCGCGACATGTCTACGTCTGCGCCCTCATCTTTTATGCGCAGAAGGTCTTCATGCTCTCGTTTTAGCCACCCGTAATCAAGATCGTTTAAGTCTTCTTCAAGAAACTTTTTAGCTTTTAGACCTTCGTTTTTGCTAAGGCTTTCGTCCCAAAGTTTGTAAACGTCATCAATGCCGTTCTCGAACCAAGTTAAAAAGTCTTTGTCTACGCCGTACTCTTCTCCAGATTTAATTGTAGCCGCAATATTTTTTCGGCGTTCAGGGTCCAAAAGCATGCTCCGAAGATTTTCCCAACCCCATTTATAATCGTTCGGATTAAACTCCCGCATTGGGTAAACAAGTCTGTCAAAAAGTAGGGCTTTAGATGTGGCTAAATGCTCTACTCCTTCTGCCTCGTTTAGTTCTCTAAAAGGGTTTTCTATACCCAATTCTTGTAGAATTTTTTCTTCTTCACTGCCTAGCTTTTTGGGTACTGCGAAAACTTTGTTCCGTTCCCCTGTGGCTAGCATTTCTTCCGGAATACGAGCGTTAATTTTTTCTGCTCGGACCACCGTAGGATTAAAAGAATCCATGGATTTAAACGACCCTACCGCTACTCCGCCTACAAGGGGAAGCATAGCCATAAGAAAGCGCCCAAGAGGGGTTGCTTCTGCAAGATCTTGTTCGTCTGCCAGCTTTAGTCCGGTGCTGGAATCGAACACGAAATTATTCAGCATACTGTTGGCTGCAGTAGTAAAAGCTACTTCGTCCGTTAGTCGCATCCAAAACGGTGCGTCGGGGTAAAAAGCTTTGTCCCCCTTTTTTGCTGCCTTAGCTACTGAGGGCACGGAAGACCTTCCCGTAATGCCCATGATATAGTTGTCCGCCTCATCTAGATGAGCAGTTAACCGGGCAGCTTCTTCAGTTAGCTCTTTAATTCGACCATTTGTGTAAGTTAAAGGGCCTATAAATTCTTCGGCAACGTCTCCTGTGTTAGCATCAACCTTACCGATCTTACTCTTCCCAGAAGCTATCTTTTTAGAAATGTAAGTACGCGCCCGCATAGCAATAGTATGCGTAGCCCCCAGTGCCGATAGCTGTTCTTTAACGCTTTCTAATTGAACACGTTTTTTGTTGTGGATGCCGAACACTCTTACTGCTCTAGCGCCCTTACGGCCCAAGTAGTTGTTAAACAGGAGGCTGGGAATTGTAACTCCCACCTTACTTAAGCCACCCGTTACCATTGCTATAGAGACATCTAGGCCAGCTTCCGCACGGGTAGTGGGTATGGAAAAAACGTCGCTAGGCCGCTTTTCAGCAATGGAAAGTTTAGAGGGTACAATGTAATACGGCTTAGCCCAGTAATCCTCGTCTTCAATAGCGGCAAGTCTGACTTGCGCCGAAGCCATGGCTCTGTCTGTAAAGTCTGACTTATCTACAGACATTTGGGCTAATAAAGCAGGAACCTTGTTAAAGGGAATGTTCCAAGCGTCCGATATTTTTTTGTATACTGAGCTAAGTTTCGCTTGGTTTTTGTCTGAGCCAATAAAGTCTTGATAAGCTCGCATGCCTTTTTCTGTAGCTTCGGCACGTTGTAACTGTGTTGCTCCGGGCTTTAACTTTTTTCGTTCTCGCTCCAGATACGTGTCTAAGCCCGGATTTTTCTTGTTTAGTTCTTCCAGAGCTTCTTCATCTGAAGTGGTCATGTAGTCCCAACCATCGATGATGGCTAGGGGAAGTGCTGAAGCCCAGTAATCCGAAAACTTCATTGTGTGGTTTGCTGCGTTAGCTACAGCGTACACACTTGCGTCTAGGTAAGATCGCAATCCATCTGTAAAAGACTCTCCATCAGCGTTGTAGATAGCCTCTCGCTCTTTTTGATACGCCTTAACCGCAGGAGACAAATCTCCGTAATTTTTTATGTCGGCTGATTCTACACCGCCAAAAGGTCCGGGTAAGTAAATTAGCCCCGGCGTGGGTCCGTCCAATAAGGAGCTTATGTAGTTTTCGTCTTGTCCTTCAGGGTTATACGTAAACGCAAACGAACCTACTTTGGGTAGTATATTTTTTTGATAGTTTTCTTCTGGAGAAAGAGTTCTATCTACTCCAAATTTTCCCGGCAGGAAGTCGTCAGTGGTAAGGTTTGCAAACCCCGGCTGATTCCCCAAGATTTCTGCAACTTTTGTACTGTACAAATACTCACTTTCCGCAGAAAGATGAGAAACGTCGGGGAAAGAAGCGTTAGCAAGGGCGGCGTTAGCCGCTTGTCTTTCAGGACTTAGGTACCATTCTACCTCGGAAAGACTTGAAGATGGAGCGTATCGCTTTAATTGCTGCGCCCCAAATTGAGCTAGGTCGCTCTGTTTGGCTAGATCCTGATCGGCCAATTCCTCGGCTGAAGAAAAAAAATCTCCCTTAACGGAAGGTTCCTCCTCTTTCCGCAAAGAGTTTGCAAGTCTAATTGCTCTAGCTGGCGTCTGCGTTTTTGCCCATTTAGAATCCAACATGTGACGACGAAGCTCGTCTGCACGGGGAGCAGGGCTATTAAGTTCTGTTAAAAAATTAGTAAATCCACCTAGACCGTTTCCTCCCATCTGAAACGCCATTTGCATGGCTACAGATTTTTGGTCCTCTGGTAAATACTCAAAGTTAGGAATACGCTTACGCGCTTCTCGAACGGCCAAAGGTACGTCTTCGACAAAACTTTGTCCCGCACGCTCTTCCGAAACAAGCTGCCCTTCGCCAAGGCCGTACTCGGGATCTTCGGGGGTAACTTTGTGGCCGTACCCAAAAGTAAGAAACCCTTCGCTATCGTTGTACGTTAGATGATAGGGGTTTCCGTATTCGTCTAACTCACCACTGAGCTTGGTTCCTTCTTCACTCTTTAGGTTAGTTACGGCATTTTCTAACCAAGACGCCATTAATTACTGTCCCCCAAGGCTATTGCGATGCTGGCCCCAGTGTTTGGTATTCCGCCTCTCGGATTTCCCAAGAAGC